ACATCAAAATCAAGGTTGAGTAGCCCACCCCCGTCCCGCGCTATCGACGCGCGGCAGCCTCCCCGACGGCAGCCCGCTCGGTGACCAGCACTGAGTACGCAAGAGCGACCGGGGAGGCTGGGGAAGGCTAGCATAACAGGAAAGGGCAAGGAGGACAGATGATGACAAGGCCAGAGATTTGGCCCGACAAGGTATGTTTCACCTGGGGCAGTAGATGCTACCACCGGGCGGCCTACCAGATGTTCAATCAGCCTGATAAGGGGTTTATGCGCTCCGTCTGTGGGGTCATAGACAGCCACCAGTTTGCGTACTTCTGGTGCCTTACCCAGACCGCAGAGAAGTTTTTAGGCCGGGTGCGCGACGGTCGGTTGACTGCATGCAGACGGTGTTTTCCGGACGGGCCGCCGCCTGAAATCATAAGTAGAGAAAGAGATCAGCGTGAACTAACGTGACGGTGGCCGAATTAGCAGACAAAGGAGGGAGCAATGACTATTAAAGACATCCAAATGCAAACCGACCCGCTGCGCAGAGCCGCGATGCTCCACTGCCGCTTCTGGCAGACGGCAGCATGGGAGAAGACACGGGCGATGCGTGATGACCTCATTGATGAGCATGACCCAGAGTGGCCTCATAACCACTTCTGGAATGAAGTTGATGAAGTTGATAAGGAAGTTGATAATTAACCCGCACGTCCTGAGCCAGGCCGAAGCTGGCTCAGATGCGCCCGAAAAGGAGTAACATGAAACAAAAGTTCGAAGTCAAGTGGGTAGCAACAAGACACAGCGTGATATACACTGGAGATTACAATATCCACGCAGAGACTCCGCAGCAAGCGGCCAAACTCGTCCGGCTTGCAATAAACCGGAGCGTCCTACCCGACGCCATGGTTAAGATCAAGGCTGTTCGCCAACTCACTTTTTAGCCAATCCGAGCCGGGGCAGCTCACCGCCCCGTCGCTGGCTCATACCGATAAGGAGGAAAAGATGCCACAGGTAAAGGGATTGAAGAAGCTTAGTGATGACATGAGTGCTACATACGACGGCGCTATTGTCGTGCTCTATGACACTCGCGGATATTCACAGAAACGGATTACAGTGATGACGCCAGAGGAAGCGACAGTGCTACTGGCACTGTACACAGATGGCTGTTGCACCATCTGCCTGAAGGAGATACCAGAAGGCGATGTAGTCTGTGACGGTTGCATGGAGGAGGCACGAAACGTACGCTGGCTAAAGCGATAGCCCAGCGCTGAGACAGGAGCGCACCACCTCAACGAAGGAGGAAGAAATGTCATTGACACAGGAAATCATCGAGATGGAAAACGAGTACCGCCACCTGGAGAGCAACCAGGCGCGGCTCAGCGGCAGGTGGAAGTTCGCGTGCTGCCGCCGGTGTAGCAGCATAGACGGGATGCAAAAAGTACATCGGGATACGCTGATAGTTATGAGTACAGACCAAGTCGCGGCGGTGACCTGGTACTCAGAACTGGGGAATGATGATGAATACCTGTTTATTCCCTGTTGTCACTGCAATTCAGATAAAATCATTCCGGACATCTTCGAGGTGTTGAACACAGAGGATGTGCTGTATTGGCTAGAGAATGATGACCCAGGAATATAAGGAGGAAACGATGGATCACTTGAAAGATGCTGAGATGCACATTGAGCGTGCCATATACGGTAACATTGATCGCTCAGAATTCAACGCCTTGCAAGCAATCGCCCACGCGCTGATCGCGATAGCGGAACGGCTGCCACCGCCCGCAGAAACATGGAGTGAGTGCACCACGCGGTTGAGACAGGAGGGACAAGATGAACTTTGAAACGGTGAAGATTGGAGATGGAGTTCATGTCAGCGTCAACGGCGTGACAAGTGCCGCCTTCGCCCGTGAGTGCACGGGCGGCGGGTGGGCGGTGCTCGTGCCGCAGATTGCATACACACCTGACACGCTGGAGGACGCACTGGCGATGATAGCTACCGACCTGGGCGACTGGTACACCGTCGCCCAGGCCGCCGAGGTGCTGGTGGAGATGGGCGCATTCGATACTGCCCCGCCCGCGCAGACCGTGAGCAAGTGGGCGCGAGAAGGGCTGTTCCCAGGCGCAATGAAGATACGCGGCCCCGGTGGCCGTGGCGGCGGCGGCTCGTGGAGAATATCACGGGCGGCGCTGGTGGAGTTCGCGAAAAGGAGAGAACAATGACAACCTGGAAGGACAATGGCAACCATGGTCAGTTTCACCGCGAGATTGTCGGAGATAGTGGTAAATATGCTATTTGTTACGTACGGACAAAGCACTATGTGTTCTCCAGTGATGGAGACACTCATAAATGGAGCGAGGAATCCTGGCTCGAAGGCGAGGAGAACTTCTGCCTCATCCTCAGCGCGCCGCAGATGCTAGAGGCGCTGGAGAAGATCGCCGCGCTAAATCCACCCAGGGGATGTGGCCTTGTGGACATGATAGAAGTACATAGCCAATGTGTGGAAATCGCCCGCGATGCCATAGCAGCAACGAAAGAAGGAATAGGCAAATGATACAAGACACTTACTTTTACTTTGAGCACGTAACCAAGGCGTTGGCTATAATCGCGGATGGAGCAATTGTATCACTGGATCAAACACCTGAAAAGATAACGGAACAGGTGCTGCGCGTACTCCAATTAGTACGAGAGGATTGCGTGAAATCTCTGGAAGTCATTGGCATACAACAAAAGCGAGCGGAGGGGGCAGAGGCGGCACTGGAGGCTATTCGGAAAACAGCACAGCGCATACTGGCAGAAACAGACATACCGACACGAACGAGATCAGACTGGCGGGCAGTAAGCAGACACACGGACGCCGCCATAGCAGCGGTGAAAGGAGAGAACAGCGATGAAGACGAACTGGTTTGAACGGCTGGTAGAGAAGTTCGGCGGCGGCGAGAAGGGCAAACGCAGGGCCGCCGGTAGCAGCAAACATGGACGCGGTAAGCAGAAGCCGCGCTGCTGGCATACCGCCAAGCGCAAGGAGCACAAGCGCCAGAAGTTGACGCGGCGGGTGCAACGGTAGATTTTAAGAAATTGTACTTGACAAACCGCACAGAGTATGATATATACTCTCAATAGGTGTTGGCTCAACACGCAAGGAAGGAGGCCCAGGCCAAAGTGACAAATATGCGCAGGCGCAGCAGCAGGGCTGGCTCCCCGGCGGCTGCGCCAGAAATAAAGGAGGGCCCTCGCGATGGAAGCAAACAGCTTTGCCCGCAATGATTGCCAGTTAGGACACAAGCGCATCTCATATATACGCCTGGAGCGTGACTACCGTTGCAATAATTGCGGCGGGTGCATCACGACCAGGTGGAGCGAGGAGGGCTGGTACCCGTCCTGCCTGGCCTGTGGCGGGCGCGACTTCATCCACGAGCGAGAAGCCCAGCGCCAGCAGTGGGAGGCGCTGGAGGTACTGGAGGGACTGCCGCCCGAACTGGCGACGGCGTTGGGGCACGAACAGCGGACACCTGGCACTGTGCTGTTCCCGCTGGGATTGCCAGAACCTATAGAAATCTGAAAAGGAGAGATATGGCACTGAAAGACAGAGACCGAACACGACCCCGCCGACTGGTGCGCTCAGGAATAATCCGCTTAGGGCATAAGGAAAAGCGCAAGCGCCAAGACGGCTCGGAGTATGAATTCCCCGTTCAGGACAGCCACTTTGTGCTAACTGACGCGCCAGAAATCGCTGAGGTCTATGGCGCTGAACCGCGCGAACTAGATGTTATTCTACCGTTCCCCGACATCGCCCGCAACTTCGACGCCTTCTACACCGTGTGGGCCGGCGGCGTGCTGGTCTGTAAAGGCGATGGTGAATATGTTCAGTATGCTGTACCATTCAGAACAGAAGTAAAAGATGAGCGGACGCGGGTCTATAACATCAGTGGAGATACACAGGTAAGCGACGGCCAGGCACAGACGGCCTTTAAGTGGAACGGCCAGGAGTTCAAGTCTGGCGACTTAGTACCCTGCTCTGGCGCTGCGCAAGACCTGTATCCTCAATGTGCCGCCTGCCGCAAGTCGGCGCTTCTCAAAATCATGATGGCGAAGCCAGAGTTGATTCGCTGTGGGTACTATCAACTGGCAACCACCAGCGGACGTAACTATGACACCATCCTGGGCACGCTAGAGATGGTTAGCGCTGGTGGGCAACGGCCCGTCAACGGTATCCCGTTCACATTGCGATTGGTAGAAGAGGCCATAACCTATACCGAACAAGGCAAGCGCAAGGCAACCAAGAAATGGTTCGTGCAACTTGAACCTTCTCCTGTCGTTGTCCGTGCGCTGTACCAGCTGCAAGCGCGGGCGTTGCTCGGAGCCAGCACAGATACTCAGGCAGACCCCGTCACTGGTGAAATCACAGATGAATGGGAAGAGGTAGAGCCAGAAGCGCCGCCACCATTCGCAGAGGAGGGCGGCCCCGCCGAAGAGCCTGAGCCTGAACCTGAGCCCGAGCCAAAAGCAGAAAAGCAGCCCCTTGCAAATGGCCAATGGTCCCGTCCGATGAATCCTACAAATACCCGCTATTCCCTACGCTTCCGCGGTGGGTGGGTGAAGGGCGAAGACCCGTACTTTGCCGATGCTCACCGCCAGCCCGATGACAAACAAGAGCCGCCTAATGTTTACCTGGTTAAGCGCGTCGCCGCAATGATGGGCAAGGCGCTAACACGGCCAGAGGGTGGTGACACTGACCTGGAGCGCCATCTGATATTGTCCTGGGTGTTCGGCATAGAGAGCACCAGCCTATTGACAGCGCTAGAGGTCCAGGCCACGGCGAAGTGGCTAGAGGCATTTCCCGCCGGACAGGGTGAAGATGGCAAGGACGCCTGGATACCCTCCGGCGTTGCCTCCGAGGAGTGCCGACTGGTGCTCCACCAGGCAATGGTGGATGCCGGGCAGATGGAATTGCAAATGGAGCACGACCATGCCGAATGAGTCAGAATTCCCTGCTAACCTGAAAGCGTTCTGCCAACTGGCAGTTGACCGCCTGGGATATGAGAACATCAGCAGCGTCCTGGACGTGCTGGATGAGAATTTTGACGTAGTTCAGGACCGTGAACTGGACTGCTGCTTTGACCAGGACTTGGCCTGGACAATACTACAAGGAGAATTGTGAAGAATAAAAACGGCACAGACTGGGCAATGTGGGCCTGGGTAGTGATTGCATTGATACTGGTCATCGCCGTGGCCTTCATCGTCCCCTCACTGGTGCGGCAAGTACCAGCGTGGTGGTGGGCGCGGTAGCAAGTAGCCGGGCCGCTGGCTCGCGCCTGCCTGTGCTACGGCAGACAGGCAGAGACGGGGCGGTGGCCCGAACAAAAAGGAGAGTAAAATGGGACGCGAAATTAGACGAGTACCACCTGACTGGAAACACCCCACGGACAGCGAGGGTAACTACAAACCGTTGTATGATGGGGCTTTCGCCAAGGCAGCCCAGGAATGGCAAGAGGGATATGATGCATGGCAGATAGAGCCGCAAGGCGATTATCCATTTGAGGAATGGGACGGCCCTGCCCCCAATCCTGAATACTACCACCCCGAATGGACAGAAGAGGAAGCCTCTTGTTACCAGGTCTATGAAACCGTGACAGAAGGAACGCCTACTTCACCAGTCTTTACATCACTGGATGAGATGCAAGCCTGGCTCATCACCCAGGTCACCCAGGGCTTCTCAGCAAGGGCGACGGCAGAGTTCATCAAGACGGGATGGGCTCCCTCAATGGTCTTCGTGCCAGGCAGGGGCGTGTCAGGACTGGGCATTCACAGCCTCGACTTTCTGGCTGATGATGAGGAGGAGGAGGAGCAATGCAACCCGGAGGACTGATAGATTTCATCTTGCCCGCCGCGTTCCTGTTCCCCTTCTTCTGGGCGCTGGCGCTGTGGAACTGGCGGCACTGGAGGGAGCGATGATAGAACTGGACGCCTTCGAGAATGCCGCAATCGCACTAAAGGAGCGGGAAACCGAGGTGTTTCTGGGCAAGGCGGAACTGGCACACTATGCCGTCGAGCATGACGCCAATGTGAAGGGCCGCCCTGCTTCAAATTTCCTGGCGCACCTGTGGGGCCAGTCCACGACGCATACTGTCAACCGGCTGGCACTGATATTTGAGGTGTTCGGCGCAGATGAGATCACGCCAGATGTGCCGTTGAAACTCTACGGCGCGGCGCTGGAAACTGACGACCCGTCGGCATGGCTGGCGCGGGCGATAGCAGAGCGATGGTCGGCGCGCCAGTTGCGAGATAAATACGGAAGTCTGAAAGACAAACACTTGTCGTCTTGCCAGTTCGCCGGCGAAGTCGAGATAACGGTCTGGCAGCCCGCCACCGGTGAAGTTGCCTTCGTCGGCTTGCAAATTTCCGGTGAGTCGCCACGGGTCGCGCGGGTGACGGTGCGCGAAGTATTGGACAAAGGAGAGTGATGATAGAACAAGCGGACAGACTCTTAGTAGCCGAGAGACGAATGAAAGAGCTGTACAATACGGTCGTAGATCGCAACCGCAAGCTTACCCAGGCTCGCGCCAACCTGGCCGATGCCCGCCGCGTCGCGCGGCTGTGGTATCGACGAGCGCAAGAGCAGCCGGTTGAGGTGGAAATCACCGGTATGGAAATGGTCGAGGCATTGCAAGCCGAACACCAGAAACGGGTAGAAGCAGAACGATGTCACAGTGCAGCACTGGCACTAGCAGAAAGCCGCGCCAAGCGCCTGGAGAAAATGGACGCCGCTGCCAAACAGGCCGCGCAGGAGCAAGAGAAAGTGCAAATGCATTGGCTCAGCCCGGTGGAGGCGGAGGGGTTGAAGCGGCAACTGGAAAAGGCAGAGGCGCAAATAGCCGCCACCAAAGAAGCCGTGGAGTGGCTGTGGGGCTACTGGGACGGCAATACGCTAATTGCAAGATCGAATGGCTATGAAGAGGAAATAGGTACAGCCTGGAATAAACTTCTGGCAGCGAGTGATGCATTTAGCAAGTCCTGGGAACGCCACGGCGGAGCCGCCGCGCAACTGGTGACGCCGGAACTGGCAAACTTGCTAGAGAGACTAGCAGAATGGGCGGATGAAGCCGTGCTCGATGGCGGTGACTGCCTCGGCGAGGACATGGGGACTTCCGCTTATGAGGCAGAGAATCCAGGCCACAGAGATGATGCTATCATCGCCCGCTCCATCGCCGCCCGCATCAGGGAGACGCTGGAGGCCGATGATGATTAATGAGGAAACCGACATCGTGATGTGTTATACCGGATGGACACAAGAAACGGCAGCGGGAGCAATTGCTCAGTGGCGAGCAGGCGATCCCGATTGGAGTGCAGAATACATAAAACGCTATCTGTCAGCACAAACACCGAAGAGGCTGACAACGGAGGCTGATGATGCCTAGAACAGCGAAACAAATGGCACAGGAAATATGTTTTGGGTGGGTCAAGAGTAACTGGGATACCTACGAGGACTGGCTAAACTCTGAGAATGGCATAGGGTTGTGGAAAAGAGAGATTGCTGACATTACCCTTGCGCTCAAAGAGTATGCCTTGCAGACTGCGAGAGAGCATGGCGAGCAGACGGCGCAGGAGATGCTGGAGGCTGATGATGCTTAAAACCCTCAAGGAGATACGCAAGCTAGCCGCCGCCGCTTCGTGTGACATGGCCGATGTTCTGGAATACGGGAGCATGGTCAAGACAGAAGAAGAAGCGGAGGCATTAGTGCTCGTCCAAGTTCGATTGCAGGCAATTCTCAGAAATGTTGATGAGGCACTGGAGGTTGACAGTGAAAACTAACACCACACGCACGGTTGAGGTGACAATATCCAATGCACAGCTTCTGAGTCTGTTTGTCCGGGCCGTCGCCGGTGATGCCTATGACGCAGCGGGCAAGGAGCGAACATTCTACAAGGCGCTGGGCCATCTGGTCGGCGTCAGTGATGTGAACGCTGTGGGGGTGGCAAATACTTATCACGCAACCCAGGAGAATCAAATCACCGTCGAGGAGTTCCGCGAGTGGCTACCAACCGTCTTCGCAGAGTTTGCGCGGGCAATGCTGGAGACCAACGATGAGACCCGGTGACTGGCTCGGCTACAGCGCCCAATGCCACAGAGGCCGACGTGTTGAGGCTGGCCCCCCAGGCGCTCCGTGTGCCGAGGGAGCGCATCGAGATACAGCGGACGGGCGGCTGCTGGCTGGCACGGGAGAGACAGGAGGAGACAGAATGAAATGCGACCATTGCGGCTATGAGTGGATTTCAGTTTCACCAGTTGAGGCACAGGAGTTGGAATGCCCGGTTTGTCATGAGATGACTAGCGTAAAGGCCGGTCCGCCTGAGCCAGTGCCACCAACACTTCCAGTTAGAGATACCTACACCTACTGGTCGCGGCGTGACGCAGCCTCACAGCGGATGCTGGCGCGGGTGCTGAACGAGAACCGCGTCAGGGATGAATGCCTGGAGATTGCGATGAAGGCATTGAAATGGTATGCCATCCGTATCCGTGTAATCGAGGCCCCTCGACGACACAGTGATGCGATAGATACACTGGCAGAAATTGAGCAACGCCTGGCCCAACTGGAGCCGGAGGAGGAGACGGGATGATAACAGAAACATATCCTGAGATGAATACCAAAATCGTCGGTATCCTGCGATGGGGCGGCGATGACCCAATGGCACTCTACGCCGCACAGCGCATTGAGGAACTGGAGGCGGAGGTCGAGCAGCTGCAACACGAACTCCATGACGAACAAGTGCAGCGCAGATGGAAACGTGACACTCGCTGCAAACTAACAGCAATCTGGTATATCCTAACCAACCGCAGCGTGATATATAACCTGTACTTCGACAAAGAACATCCACTGACCCTCGCGCCTCGGAACATGACGCCTGATACACTCGTGACACGTTGCGAGTTTGATGGAGTAGGGGTAGCGCCTGACGATTTCCACAAGGCCCCTGGTATATCAGAAAGGCTGGAGAAATGCAAGATGAGAAAAGCCAATGACCATTAACCAGGTCTTCTGCCCGTGGTGTCTCGGCGCTCTGGCCGTCATCGTCCTGGTGTACTTCACCTGGGCACTATGCCGGATCGCGGCGCTGAGCGACCAGGCGATGGAGGAGATGAATGAACTACACCTTAACGTCATGATGCCCGACGACCTGCTGGACGCGCTGGACGCCTTCGCCGCTGAGCATGGCTACAACCGCTCAGAAGCCGCGCGATTGGCAGTCTGGCGTATGCTGAATGCGCCGGAACCTTACATCGCGCCGGCCCTGCCGAATTGGCGCGTGGCGGCGTGGACAAGTCTCTTGCGCGGCGTGTTCGGTACAAAGCACCTGGTGCTCACCGATGAAATTAAACCAATGCTGAGAGACGCCGTCGCTGCGTTGAACGAGCGCGAGAGCCAGGTGCTGAGCATGCGATTCGGCCTAGACGGTCCACGGCATACGCTGAAAGAAGTCGGCGCAGCGCAAGGCGTCAAACGAGAACGAGCACGCCAGATCGAGGTGCAGGCACTGCGCCGCGTGCGCAGGTGGTGTCGGGATCACGGCATTTGGGATCTGCTGAAGGAACAGTTGGAAAAGGAAAAGTGACCAGATAGAGCCACCCGTCGCCGGGGCGCTGGAGGCGGGCGGCGGTGTCTGGTGCCGGGGACTTGACAAGAGGAGAAGGCGATGATCGAAGGATTAGGAATGTACTGTATAGGCGGCGTGGCGCTCGGTCTCATCCTGAGCGTCGTGATCGCCGTTGTGAAACTCCGGCTAGAGCATGAGACGAAACGCCTAAAGCGGGAGGAGCAGGCGCGGTTGCTTGCCTGGGAGCAGGACGAGGATGAGCATCTGGCAGCGTCACGGTTGCGGCTGCGCGAGATGACGGCACGAAAAGAGGCTTAATGAAGTGGAGAAATTGCCTCTTGACAAGTTGAGGAAAGCATGGTAAAATGAGATTGTGTGAGAGAAAACACACACCGGGCTGTAGCGGGCCTAAGATAATGCAAACAGTCAACAGGCACTTTTGACCAGTGCCGGTGGCCGACCCTATTGTTTGCAAGGGAACCGCTACCGGCCCACCGGGACTGGTCAGAGGTGCTTTTTGTTTTGAATAGGAGTTTACAGCATGGCCGACTATCGTCAAATTCATACTAAAATCTGGAAGGACGGATGGTTCCTTGACTTGTGCACAGAGGACAAATTGCTTTTCATATATCTGTTTAGCAATGAACGCGCCAGCCTTGCCGGACTCTACGATCTGCCCATCAAGGTTATCGTATTTGAAACTGGTATCCCGCTAGAGCAAGTCAGGTCTTGCCTAGAGCGATTTGAAAAGGCGGGCAAGGTAAGGTGCATAAACGGCTGGGTGTGGATTCCCAACCTGATTAGATACAATGCACGGAACATAGAGAGCCCCAAGATACAAATCCACCTCAAAACACTTCTTGCTGAGATACCCAACTGTGAACTTAAACAAGCCTGGACAGAATACTATAACGGTATCGTGAGTGAAGAATACCGCATAGATACCCTCTATATACCTAATCTACATGAACATGAACAGGAGATAGAACACGAGCACGAAAAAGAACAGGATTGCGAAATTACGCCTTCGGCGGCTACCGCCCATCCGCCCACGGCAAAGACAAAAGCCAAAACATCAAAGCCAAAAGCAAAGACACCAGAGGCCGTCCGAGTCTTCCGAGAGAACGCGCATCGCTACCCTGCCAAGTCCTGGTATGCTGACATTGCCGAGGCCGTGGGTGAAGAGTCCTCCAACCTGAAACTATGGGGCCAGATCGTCAAAGCGTACATTGGCTGTGGATGGAATCCGGGCAACGTCAAGAATATGTTAGAGTTCTATGGACGTCGGGAGATACCGGCCACCAAAGGACAACGTAATGCTAATGCGTCACCTCACGCCGGCATTCACCAGTGGCTCAAAGAGCAAGGAGTTGAGGTGCAATGATAGACGAACTGGAATTCGGTAAGATACTGGCAGTCCTGGAAGATATGTACCCGCGCTACACGCTAGAGCCTCGCGTGGTCAAAGCATACTACGCCGTCCTGGGCGACCTGGACGTTGACTTGCTCAAAGCTGCTACTCTCCAGATCGGTAGTGAGAATCGTCCGTTTTTTCCAGCCGCCGGTGAGTTGCGCCAATGTGCTTTCGACCTGGTGGAGCGACAGTCCGGTGTACCGACTGCCTGGGACGCCTGGTCCGAGGTATGCAAGCGGATCGGTGAACATGGCTATGTGCGCGTGCCAGAGTTCAGCCACCCGCTGATAAAACGAGCGGTTGATGGCGTGGGTGGATGGTTGCAACTGTGCTGGAGTGAGAACGCGGTCGCCGATCGAGCGCGGTTCGTGCAAGCATATGAGACACTGGCGCAGCGCGAGCGTGCTCAGTTCAGAATGCTTCCGGCTGTACGCGAGGTATTAGAGTTGGCAGGCGGCGAACAACGACGGGCGGTAGAGGCACTGACAAGTGAGTGCGCCGATAAACTGCGAGAACCCCGCCGCCCGTGAGCCTGTAGCAGGCGGCGCGGGCAATAGATGAAAGGAGATAATATCAAATGAGTACTAACATAGAATGGGCAAGAAATCCAGATGGATCGAAAGGCAAAACCACAAGGGATGTGACTATATCCCATGAGCCCGCGGGGGCGCAGGAAATAAACCAACGTCTGGTCAGCGAACTCAAGGACTGTCGTAAGCAACTGATGGATGCTCAGTCTGACGCACACTTCCATGAGAGACTATACAGAGAACTTACGGAGTTCACGGACGAGTGGAAACGGAGAGATGAGAAGGCAGAGACCGAGATTGAGCAACTATGCAAGGAGCACGCCACGCCCGCCAACAAGTGAGCACCATCGAGTCAGGTGCAAGTGAGTTTCCTGCGCCGCTGAGGCTGTAGCGGGCGCGGGCAATAGATAAAAGGAGGAAACGAATGTCGAAAACGAAGATAGAATGGACTAACGAAGTCTGGAATCCCGTGACCGGCTGCACGCCAATTAGCGAGGGCTGCCGCAACTGCTACGCCAAGCGCATGGCCAGGCGGCTGGCGGGCAGGTGCGGCTACCCCGAAGTGCCTCATCACTTCGACATCACGTTGCACCCTGAGCGATTGGCTCAACCCATAACGCGAAGGAAGCCGTCAATGTATTTCGTTAGAGATTGAAACCGGCTGTGGGCTCATCATCATCGGTGGCATACTCATCATCGTCTGCGCCGTGGCGTTGGCGCTGTTACTAGCGTATGTCCTCGGCCTGTGAATGTAGGTAAGATGAAAGGAGACACATGAGAACACTAAAAGAGACGCTTCAGGCAGCCGTTGTCGCACTGGATGCGACGACAACAGATGACAAACTCATCCGCGTCTGGCGTTACAAGGATGCGCCGCCGGAATTGCAGGCGCTGAGTGACAACGGCGGTGATGAGGACTGGCTGGCCGTTGTGCCAGATGCGATAGATCGGAATCCCTATATTTCCTGGCTCGCTATTCCCTGCTTCGGTTTCTGCGATGTGGATCAGTACCCAATAGCGGGCGCGATGGTGTACATCGGGTGTCACGCATGAGCGCCTATATTAAGGAGGCACAATGATATACAAACCGGGTGAGATGACACTAGTTCAGGCCGTGGCGATCGGCCTCATCGTCGGCGTCGTCATGGTGGCGCTGGCGCTGGTGGCGAAAGTGGTGTGCAGGTGACAGAGGCGAAAGCGCCATATAGCGCACGGCGTGGCGTGTTCACCCTGGTGGTGCCTGGCAACCCAATACCGAAGGGTCGCCCACGTGTTGTGGATGGGCACGCCTATACGCCGAAAGCAACCAGGGACTATGAGGCGCTGGTGAGGGGTGCGGCGGCGCTGGCATGGCCGCACGATCCGATGGTTGGCCCGCTGGAGGTTGAGTTGATATTCTACCGTGAGAACCTGCGGCGGGCCGATTTTGATAATCTCACGAAAGCCGTCGTGGATGCGTTACAGGGCGTTGTGCTGATTGACGATAATCAGATAGTCCATGCGGTGATATGGAAGCGGGCTGATCGTGTTAATCCGCGCGTGGTGATCGTGGTACAAGAGGTATAGAATAATGAATGACAATATGGCCGTGCTATGCCGGGAAACCCTGATGCTTTGCGACGGTTACGGCTGTGCACTTCTCAATAGTTGTGATTGGTGCTGTATGCTAGAGCGCGGCCACAGCGGCCCACACTACGATGAATTTGAGCATGACGGCCAAACGGTCGTTGTTGCGTGGCACTCCGAAAAGTTCAGGGTGGCGATTGCTAGCGAGTAGCCTACCACGCCCCCGTCAATTTAGTCAGCACCGCCAACAGCGTCCCCACCTCTGCCACCTGTAGTGCCACCCGCCACAGCCTGTCGCCCTGCCGCACCTGTGTATTTGCCAGCGTCTCTATTCGCTCACGCAGGCTTGCGTGGACGTTCTTGTCGTGTCCGTTGCGCCAGGCTTCCAGGCTCGCCGCCCGCTCACATAGCATCCCGATGTTCGCGGCCAGTTCGTTGACGCGAGACTGGAGGCGCTGTAATTCGTCGAGTAGCATTTGGTTTGTGACTGCCATGTTATCCTATTCTCAATGATGCATCTACTGTGTCCGAATCAAGGTGCGCCTTCAGCACTGATACCGGATCAACCCATCGCGCCAACTTCTCACCACTTGTGGCCCCGCTCATGCTTGTCCACCACACGCATGGATGGAAAGCCTCTTCGCACATGTCGAAGTGCAAGTGATCGCCGCCTTTGTAATCACCGAGGTGGCCCAGTTCTTGCCCTGCCCCAACTGGTAGCCCAGGACGCCACGACTTGAACAGGTCATCATCAGCCAAGTGCCAATACCTGACCCAAAGTGGCTTCTCATCGTGCATCACCTTGATAACGATGGATGCAAGGCATGTCTGGCTATAGCCTGTGGCGTAGATCATGCCGTCGGTTATGGCAGAGACAGGTTGACCTCTATCAACGTCGCCGCGAGGCAGCACCTCCACATTGTAGTCGATTCCAGTGTGGATGCCTCCTGCCCAAATTGTCCCGTGCTCCAGGTGGCGTGAGGCGATGTACCACTTCTCGATGGGGTACTCGTCCGACCCGACGGGGAAGTGCCAAGATGGAGATTCGAGCACCTTGAAATAGGCCCGCCCCTCCAGTGTCAGCAGCGCAAAGTCGGCTCCCGCTTCGTTGAGGCAGTGCACGTCGGGGCCAGGGACACCGTCAATGTGTGGAGCGCTTTTAACATAGATGAGATTCGCCTCCAGTCCGGCATGCTCTGTTTTGAGGTATGCCAACCCGCCGTTCAGGTCTGCAAACAGTTCCGCTATTGTATTCATTGGCTACTCCTTACGACTGGCAAAAACGCTTGATAGGTTACATCACGCAGCACGGCGTCATCAAGGTAGACGTCGTCGTGCTTCAACGGGTGCGAAGCCTCAGACTTCACAATCACGGTGATCCTATCCCCCTGCGCCTGGACGCGCGCAACCGTCAGCGGTTCACCATAGACGCCGTATATCTCCTGCGCCTTGCCCCACTCAACTGTGGAGGCCACAGGGTCAACACCGCCCGTCGGGTCAATGCCAACTGACAAATAGTCCTGCGCCCAGAAGATCGGTGTCACGCAATCGGTATCATAGGGCGGATCGTGCGGCCTGCTGCTACAGCGCGAGAACCAGGCATGACCGTAGATGCTGAAGGTGTAGTAGTGTCCAGGCTCGACCACCACTTGCTGTAGCAGTCCGCCATCATGGCAACGCCAGTAAGTGAACCACTGAGTAGCCTGCCTGCCACTGTGAACGCGCACGGCGTCTGGTGTCGCTGAGATGATACGCACCTCCGGCCTGCCGGTGCGCCAGTCATTCGTGCCACTGCACAGGAAGTCCTCGCGCCACCAGGCCGTCCAGCCAACCGGCGGCGCGATCTCTTGATACTGCCAGTCAAACGGCCCGCCTTCTGGCGTCCAGAACAACGTTGCCAGATGCCAGCCTTCCTCAAAGCCGCCGTTCACCAGCAGCAGCGGTGCAGGCGCTTGTGCTTTGTCACGGGAGATGCATCCCGCCAGCAGGATTAAGCACATTGCGATCGCGCTAAATCGTCTCATTCTACCACCCTTGCCAGTAGCCACCACAGTACCGATGTTAGCCGCTGGCGACCTGTCTCATTCAAGAGATGTGACTATGTCAAAGCTACTCCGTAGCAAACACGCGCAAGTATCCTTGAACGGCTCCAACGGTTACTTCCACCCAGTCCTGTTCGGTAGCGCCCGCACTGCCAGCGTCCACAAGTTCGAGGTCTTCGGTGGCAAATACCCAGGCCGGTGGATGTTCCCGTGCTTCCAACGTCTCAATACGTCGCTCCAGTTCCCGTAACTTTCGCGCCATTTTCTCTTGTGGATTCACTGCACTTCGGTCTCTATGTCTACCTGATCGCTGCCATCTTCGTTGAGCGTAACGGTAGCAGCGACGATCTTATACGTCCCATCTACGCCGAAGGCCTGCGCCGTTACCAGGTCTCCCAGCTCATAGTCGCTACCGTAGAGACACGCCGCCGTTTGCTCCACGCCAAAACTGAAAGCGTCGCGAGCCCGTAGTTCATCGAGTCGTTTATCGCCCGCCGCCTCCTGTCCTGCCGTTGTGGAGAGGTTGCCGGCATCCACAAATACTTCAATATTATTGCTGACGTTATGAAAGTCTGCGCCAGCGCGGATGACAATATCCCTATTGCTTTCTTCGCCGCTGCCTCCCACTATACCTACCGTCTTTTCGCTAATGCGACCATATCGGTAGTGAGGATTTGACATATTGCCACGGTCGAGCGAAAAGACAACAGTGGCGCTTCTGTCTGTTCCGCGCTGGCCGGTGTACCATCTGAAATTTTGATACCCCGCCCCGACTTTGAGGAGATCGAAATCGCCGCCGCCTACCAGCGCCAGGTCCTGTAATTCGGTGAGCAGGTTCTTATATGCGCAGTTCCAACTTAGCACATTGCCCTGTGCATCGTCAGGATCGTAGCCCAATCCCGGTATCCATCCAGTACGTAGACGGCCATTGCCGGTCGTGGCGCTTCCGGCGGCATTGTACTGTACCAGTGTCTTCATGATTGTCTCCGCCGGTACAGCGGTAAATGTAGTGCGATTGGCCGTCGCTGCATACCAGGCTATGATGCGAGTGGAGAGCAACCACAGCAATCCGGGGCAATAGGCGGTGAAGATATTCCGGTCGGTGTACTGTTGCTCCTGGCTGAGATATAGACCGTAAAAATCGGCATACCAGTCTATGCCATAGCGTTGATTGCGCCGCCACACCTCGACCTGGCTACGATTCTCCAGCAGCGACACGGCAGGATGATTGCCGCTCATGTTGAACGTCGCCAGGCCAGGATAATTGACACGCCGGGTATAGCTCAATTGCCAAATGTCCGCAGTCTCGGCTACGAGTACGCCAGCGGGAGAATAAAAGCGTAACTTGTAGATCGGACTTATAGCCCTGATGATGGTTACTGTTACCGGCGGCGGGATTGGTGGAGTGCTGGGCTCGTATTCCCAGTATCCCAGGTCTGGTGCGTCGCCGTAATAGTCGAGGCCTACGTTTACGCCGGCGTCTATGCAAACACTGATCGATAGCAGTGTGTAATTATCATTGGCAGCATCCACGAAACCAGGATCGCCACTGCCAGTTGTGTCATGCGCGCCCACCAGTGTGTCAATACAATCGAACCAACCATTATAATCATAGGTCACGCTTCCAACAGACCCAGAAATTTCTATTTTATTCGTATCATAAAACAAATTATTTTCCAACGTGACATTGACGTAATCTCCGAATTTGAGCACCCTATGCGGGATGTTGACAAATGTATTATTGTAAATGATCGTATCATTGGTGCTCCACGTATAGATGGCCGCATTTGTCCATGCTCCCGGATCAGTTACGAGATCGTAAAATAAATTGCGACGCACTGTGATATTTTTGTGATTGCTGATACCGCTAACACAGTCATAAATTATGTTATCCTCAATCAAAGCATTTCCCACCTCGCTATGAATGGTAATTGCTTCACCTATACCTCCGCCACTTCCACCACAAGTGCTGTCACAGTAGCGGAAGCCGTGCATCACATTACGACGGATGATAACGCTGGTTCCCTTTTTGAGGTCAATCGCATTTTCAGAACAATTTGCCAATGTAGTATACAGATGATTGTCCTCGATGATAATGTTGTCAATTGTCGCTGAACCTGCATCGTCGGCTCCAAGACAATCGCCCCGGCAGTCGTAAATAGTGCAATTGCTGATCGTTATATTTGTACCGCCACCGATGGAGATACCGGTTGAATCGGAGGTGTTATTTTTGAATGTATCATGAATTGTGCAGTTATCAATTATGACATCATCGCCAGTGTTGTCGAGGCTGAATTGAATGGCAGCGTCGCCGCCATTTTGAGACAGTTCACAATTACGGATTCTCAAATGACTGCTGCCATCAATGTTAATCTGAATGCCACCAACATAATCCCGGTCAAACTTCAGACCATCGAGGGTCCACCAACTATTACCGTCGAGCCTAAATGTAAAATTATATGCCACGGGTGTCGTCTTGATGATCACGAATTCACCAGTATATGGCTTGATCGTGATCGGATTGCCCGATGTACCGCTGACAGTTGGCGCGATCGGACTCTCTGTATAGACACGCCCCGGCGCAGCGTCGCCACGGATGTACATCGTGTCCCCAGCGCTCAGGTCATTGACGTGGCCCGCGACATTATTCCACGGATTGGCGAACGTGCCCGTGCCGTCTGCGCCTGCATTATCTACGTAGTACTCAGCCATTATCTAATCTCAAGCGGTATCCGTAGCGGTATCTCCATCCCGCGCTTGCGGCGGAACAGCGAGAGCAGCCAGTGCCAGAGGCGGAGGAGGAGGGCTATCATTCGGGCCCTATGGCGAGCCAGGTGAAGTCTACATCAGTCCAACTGCCACCAGAAGCATCACGCCAATATATACGCATTGTAGAGGCCGTGAATGCCCATGCGCTTACAATTATTCGATCAGTTGCATCATAGGCACGGGTTGCGAAGACCAGGGGCTTGTAGCTAAAAGCAGGATTGAATGTTATATCAACATACCCTTCATAGGCAGAACTACCAGACCATCTTACTATACCCGCTTGCATTCTAACTGTTGTAGGGGTATATACAGTTGTACCCTGGGAAAACCAATCGGTAGCACTACCACCTTGCCGCCGGTAGAACTGTGGAACGCGACTTCCTACTTTGGTGTCATCTACAACGTCATTAGCAAGATGCGTGGTATCAATTGAGCCAGCGGCATAGTGTTGACTGTCTATAGCATCGTCATCTACCATATCACCGTCAATGGCAACGTTCGGATGCAGAAACTCCCGCTCATCCGTAACAGTGATAACGCCGCCGGTCGTGATGGAGCACTGACATAGTGGTATGTCCCAGGTCGTACCGTCAGTTTGTGTGATCGACGGCGGTGATCCTGTGCCCTCTGTGCCCGCGATGCGCGTTATCCGTATCGTCTGCGCCGCCCAATCGGCTCGCAATACGAGGCGATCAATGCGCGTGTTGGAGACAGGCGTAGGGATGGCCGTCTCGACGCTGGCGGTGTTCCAATATGGAAAGCCGTAGACATAAGCCGCGCCGGTATTCGTGGCTACAGGTGAGGACGTACCGGTTGTCGCCAGTTCATTGAGATAGTCCTTCGCCACGCCCTCGTTATCAGCACCAACAAAAGTTTGTCGCTGCCAGCGGATGACTTCCGCCTGTGTGTAAGCGGTCGCGCCGTCACCGGTCGCGCCGGTTGTAAAAAGTAGCCCCTTCTCGCTCATTTGACGTATCTCCTATTGTATGGTATACTTCTGCCATCCTATACAGCAGAAGGAGTAAAGCGATGTCCAAAGTAAATCACCAAAAAGTTCTTGCAGACTTGCAGTTGTGCCAGTATACGCAAAGCCAAATTGCTGAAAGGCGTGATTGCTCTATGCGTTCTGTTGGCAGAATAGCAAAGATCAATGATTTGTCCCCTGGTCAAGGCATCCGCCATCAATGGACTTTCTCTGGCTCTTCGCCAGAGTTGACATATATCATTGGCTTTTTCCTTGCAGATGGTACAATTCGATATGAACATAAAACCAGGAAGCCGCGCAATCTTACTTTTTATAATATTACTACGGAGATACTTGACCATCTCGAAGATTGTCTTTTTCATGTCAGTCTTCCGGCAAAAAGAGTAACAGTGCAACAGAAAGGTGTTGACAATGAAAAGCATAATATTCACATCAAGCCTGGCGGTATAATTTATCATACTCACTGCTATTCCACTCTCTTTGCCCGCTGGATTAACCAGCAATGCTCTGGCAAGTCCACTATTCCCGCCTTTTTATTTGATGCTGATCTTGCTGATAAAATGGCTTTTGTCTCCGCTGTTATTGATGGAGATGGTTATGTACAGACCAATGGTGGTATACGCATCCGCAATACCCAAGAATGGATTCTGCAACTTCCCGCCCTTCTTGATTCTGCTGGAAATAGACATGCTGATCTGCGCCTGGTAGAGATTCTAAAATCAGGCAAAAAACTCTACGGCCTCAGTATACGGCGGGAAGATTTCCGCGCTCTTGGCGGGCATTTCTATCATCCGGTCAAGCAAGATAGGATGTTAAATGCCGTGAGTGACTTTTCAAAGTTCAATAAGCCAAAGCCTAAAACTATCTGCCCAAACTGTGGGCGCAAAAACAAATCGAAAAAGTCCGAATTATGCCGTGAGTGCTATCTCAAAAGTGATAAGTTCCAAGAACATTTGAGACGAATAGCGCCACTGGGTGGCAAGGCTGGAAACATTGCCAGGTGGGGCAATCGCTAATCATATCCCTACAAACCTGTCAAACCACTGGACGTACACTGTGGTTGCCTCCGTCACTGCTGAACCGGTTACCGTGATATCGTTCTGCCCGCCCGCTGCGTCAGGATCGGGTGCTAGATGCCAGGTTGACAAGTCGCTATCACTCGTCAGGTCGGCAATCTTATTCACGTCGCCATCGTCTACTACGGTCTTCTGGCTATAACGACAATCTATGTCGTAATAATGTCCGGCGTCAATAGTAACGCCGTCGAAGTCCAGAACTTCACCCGTCGCCAGGTTGGTTATGCAGGCGCTGGTGATCGGCCCGACGATGCGTATCCGGTAGGGGAACGCCAGCCAGTTGCCGACATAGCTGATGACGGTCGTCTGATTGAGCGTACTGACGCCGATGTTTAGCGGTATCGCCATTGGTATCTCAAATGCCGCTGAGCCGCCGCCAAGCGCGAACGTCACGCTTTTACCGGTCGGATCGTAGAATGAAGGATCGGCGGCGCTGAGCGTTATCCCAACCGCGTGCGTGTAGCGCATCTTCTCTTGACTGCTCAAATCCATGTTGCCGATATACTGACAATCCAACTGACGAACGTTTCCATTGTCCAGTGTAAAGCGTAACCCTAGCGGATCGTCCGTCGGTTTGAACAGGTTCAATAGTGCCGTGCGCCGTGTCCAATAGTCACCCATGGATGTACCTTCCAAGAGCAATGCCAGCGAGACAGTGCGCGGATCTCCACGGAAGCCCAGGTCTGTCGTGCCGTGTTGCATCGGTGAGCGCTGCGTGATGCGATGGAACGGCATCATGCCCACGCCGTCGTGTCCGAGGTGCTGGCAATAAGTGCCATCGCTGAGGCTGTATGCTGCACCACCGACAATGATATCTAAGTTCATTGCGAGTCCTCGTGGCAATCCATTATGCACCCGCCAGGAGTTGTACCAAGCGCAGGTCATCGCGTAGGCTGCGCTCAGACTGGTAAGCATAGCTGGCGGTTATACTGATGTTTGTATCACCGCCCCGATATTGCGCCGCCACCTGGGCCGGTAGCACGGCCTCACCCTGGTGCAGGTAGGCCCAGCCGGTGCGCGGCACATAATCCGTGCCGTGCTGGAATTCTGGCGCACCGCCTCCCTGTCCCGGAGGTGCAGCCCATGGCGGCGTGCCAGTACTAGAATAATGTGTGACGATATCAATATTCTTAGGCACATTGTTGACGGCTGCTGTTACTGCCTCAATCGCGGCTACGCCCTCATCACCGCCATATCTTAGCCCAGCGGCGATGCCTATACCGGCCTCCTCAGCCGTCGGCCCTAATCCGCTGATGTCCTCACCTATGCCCAGGATCGAAGCAACCGTGTTTTGAACCGACTCGCCTTCTGCAAAGCTATCTAGTGCGCTATTCATGCTTGTTGCGGCTGCCCAAGTTTCCTCATCAATGATGCCCATTGCTCGTGCTGTTTCGAGCGCCAATTCGGTTTCGGCTGCCGTCCATCCATCTGCCGCTAGCCGCGCCATCATCATATCATAAACAATCTGATCCATTACAGCGCGATGCTGGGCGTCCAGGCTGACCAGTTCGCCTTCGAGGCTCTCTAGTGTAGACTGCGTCTCGGCTACATCATCATCATAGTTGCCGTGCTGTGAACCCAGTTCCTCTAGCCGCTTCTTCGCTTCTACTATCTCCTCGTTGATTCTTATTTGCTCCGCCGTGTATTGCTCATTTGCCTTAGAGACTGGCCCTGCCAATGCCTCTGTAAGCATGCCCATCTCGCTGATGTGTGCGTTCACCAGGCGAGTTGATTCTTCTACCTGCTCGCCTAATTCACCCAGCGGCTGGCTTGCTAACTCCATGCTGGTAGCCCAGCCGTCAGTGTTCTTCCGCGCCTGTTGTAGTGCCGGTGAGTATTGGCTATTCCAGCCATCGGCCAGGTTGCTCGATGCGATATCGACTGCCCCGGTGCTGCCGGTGAGTCGCCATTCTGCTTCACTGAGAGCATCGGCAGATTGTCCGGTCCTGCGCATCATCTCGTCGTAGAATACATAGCCCTGCGAGGTGCGAGCCACTATTTCATCGTGAGCCTCGAATGTCGCATTGATTCCTATGGCGAGTCCGGCCAGTGCCGCCAGCGGTATGGCAACAGCAGCAGCGGAGGCGGCGAAGCCCGCGAGTCCCAGTCCTGCCGTGTTAGAACCCGCTGCCAGGAGATTCATTGCCAGGCCGGTATTAGAGACCAGAGTCGCCAGTGCACTCACAGATTGGCCCATCGTGATGATCTTCGGTATGGCAAGAATGATGGCCCCGGCGACTCCCGTTACTGCTGTACCCAAGCCAAGCGTGGTTGCAATTGTCTTCTGCGTACCCTCATCAAGAGCGGTAAACCAGGCTAGTCCATCCCGCGTGGCGTCAACTGCCGCCTCCATCGCCGGTAGATACGCCTTGCCCAGTGCGTTAGCAGCGTCCTGGATATCACCCTTGACACTGCCCAACTTCTTACCCACGTCACCCATGGCGGCTTCGTAGACGCCGGAGATGGCCTCACCTGCCGCCATTGTTTCGTTGAGGCGGGCCTGCATCTTTTCATTGGCCGTTAATTCCGTTGTGGTTTTGCCTAACTGCGCCGCCATCTTTTTATAAGAGGCGTTGAAATCGACGGTGAGGCCCATCGTTTTCAGTAGTTCTACTTCGCCACGCTGAATGCCGGTGATGAGGCGCTCGTAAGCCTCAGAGGAGTTGAGGTTAGCAATAACCGCTGCGTCCTGTGCCAGTCGTGCGAGGTCTGTAGCGTGAGATAGGTCTATCTCGGCCTGCATCATCTGGATGAGGCCCTGGCGAGAGGCGCTGACGGTGATACCCGCCTCCATCAGGCTGGCCTCAAAGACGCTCAGTTGGGCAGCGGAATAGCCTGAGTTTTCGCCTACTGTATTGAGGACCGTACCGAGGACTTCCACGCGGGCGGCAGTCATCGCCGCCGTGCCGATGACCGCGCCGCCAGCAGCAGACAATGCCGCCAGGCCAACGCCCAGTGGCTGCAATGATTGGGCGGCGCTGCCTGCTTCTTTCCCTAGCGTGCCAAGCGAAGTGCCAACAGATTTAAGATTGGCACTGGCCTGGTCTATCGCTTTGATGATGATGTCGAGGCTATAGGTCGTCATGTTTCAACCTCATCCACAGTTGCGTGATCTTCCAGTCGTGCCGATGAGCGCGTTGCCATTTGCCAGGGCCGCCGCCGATGCCATCGTAAAACATCCTGCGCCAGTTGGCGACGGCATCGTAGACTGTTTCGGCTGCTTCCATATGTTCAATATCTCCGGCCAACTGGTCACGCAGTGCGCCAGGCTCAGGCAATACGCGGTATCTATTACAGCGCCAGGCGTTGACTAATTCCCGTGGCGGCGGGCAATCGTCGTCGCTCGCACAGTCGCCCGCCGCAAGGATCAGTTTTTTGGGATGTAGAGTTTTGCCAGTACGTAAACATTGACCTGGCTGCTAACCCACATCACGATCTGCATTGCCCGCCCGTGCACGTCCTTCAGGTCGGCAGGTGAGAGATTATGAGGATCGGGCAGGGCTTCACATTCCCAATCCTCAATTATCTCAACAGCCCCCGTCCAGTTAATGGACGGTGCAAACTGCGCGCCCGCTGCCTTCGCCTTGTCTCGCCCGGCCTCATATTGCTCGACGTGGCGCAGGCGGAACGGTTCGGGCAACGTGAAACGACAACCCAGCGCCTCGCTGTAGAACTCGCCCGGCTTCAGCGTTTCCAGCTCATTAGCCACTATGCCACCGCCGACTTGGTCACAAAGGGCGTCTCCAGCACGAAGTCAACCATCACCGGGTCGCCGCTCTCCGCCTCGCCGCCTGGATACAGCGGACTCTTGACAACGCCCGCCGCCGTGGTGTACAAGAATTCAGTACTTTGGCCGCCCTTCGGAGACCAACGGACATAGAAGTCGCTGCCCGCCTCGTAGATAGCGCGGATGACTTCTGTCGGATCGCTGGCACCCTCGGTGTAGGCAATGTTTACGGTCACCGTCAGCGGCCCGCGCTTAGAACTGCGCAGGATGGCAGTGTCGCCGTCAAAGGTGTACTTGACGCCGGTTGCCCGCTCCCCACCGTCTACCGAGACAGTAGAGGCAAAGCCACTAATGTCAGTCCAGTTGGAGTTATCTGGCGATGTCTCGACCGTGCAGTCTTTGAAACTTGGTGCTGCTGTAGTTTGTGCCATATTCTCTTACCTCCTAGAGTTTGAACGCACCGACAACCAGGTCGGCGTATGCGCTGTACGTCATGACCACGCGGCCCGTTGATGCATTGAATATCCCCGGATCGAATGGCCC